AGCCTGTGCTGATGTAGTCGCCACCCTTTAGGCTTTGCTCTACGTAGCAGCAGCCCTCTGGAGGTGTGGGCCACACTGCCCGCACTCGGGTGTCTGGATGCTGTGCGTTCATGTCTGTCCTCTCAGAAGGGTGCTGGGGGCCACCGCCAACCGTACCGATTTGTGAATGATGTGAATGGCAGCCCCCAGCGGTAATCATGCAGTCTCTCGGTACTGCGCATCTATGAAGGCCCTGCCCAGCTCGGTGGCTTGCACCAGCTTGCGGTGGAGGTGCGGCCTGTCTATCTGGACAAGTTTGAACTGCTGCAAGCGGGCCCAGCTCCGGCGGGCAGTCTTCTCGTCCATCTGCACAGCAGAGGAGACGTGCCAAGCCATCACGCGCGCGCTGCCATGGTCGCACACGAGCACATCCAGCAGGGTGATACATGAGGCAGACAGTGAGCCCAGCGCCATTAGTCGGCCCCTGCCATGCGCTGCAGCTGCTGGCGCTCAATGCGTGCCTGCAGGTCTGTGGCCACCATGGGGCTGACTACCTGCGACAGGTACTCGGGCACTGTGAGGCCAGCGAGGGCAGCAGCTGCTCTGAGGTCACGGGTCAGGCGCATGGTGAGACGGGGGCGGAAGTTGCTTAGGTCTTCAGACATCTGCACGCCCTCCCTTCTCCATCTTGGTTGCCACTTCAGCCACTTCACCACAGGTGTACTGCACCACCTGGTGGGTGCGCTCCAGTCGGGCATACAGGGCGGCGGGGCTCAGGTCACGCATCTCAACCATGAGCTTGGCGTGGTACTGCTCCAGCCTTTGGAGCTGATGCACCATCTCCTCTGCGTGGGTTCGTCCGTGTTCGCAATAGTGGTTCATGTCCATGGGGGCTCCTACAGGCTCATTACGAGGAAGAGAAGAGAGAAGATGAGGATGGCGCTTGCTGCGTCTTCAAAGGTAGTCATGGTGCCTCTGTGGTTATTGGATGACAAAGATGTGGGCGTCATGCTGGGCATACTTCCAAATGTGGGCAAGCACGCGGACCAGGTTGACGCGTCTGACCAGGCCATCAGTGAGGCTGACGCTCTTGCATGAGCCAGCGCTCTGCTTGTAGTTGTGGCCCTGGCCGTGGCTCCAGTTGACGCGCACATTGCGACCAGTCCAGAACACCTCTGCTCTGGCATGGTTGCTGTGCCCTGCTTCGCGCCGCTCAGTGCAGGGCAGCTCATAGGTCCAGACCTTACGTCCACGCTTCTTGGTGGTGGTCAGCGTCCAGTCATCACAGCCCTCAATCTTGGGCAGGAAGTCCAGCATCTTGGTGAGCGGGTAGCTCAGTGCTGTCTCAATGATGGCGCGCCCGTCGCTGGGTTCCACAAAAGCTGGGCGCAGGCTTTCTGAGGATGTTTGCACGGTGGTCATGGTGCTCCTTGTTTGTGGTACATTTGGTCCACACGGGACACAGTGTACCACGTGTACCAATGGTACCACCCAAGAGAAATGTCATAGTTCGGTCACAGGCCCTACCCCTTGACGCGTCCAGTCCCCCCCTCTCTACCATCCCCTACTCATCGGTGATATGGTAGGTGGGGGGGGTGTTAGCAAGAAAGCTACTTACAGAAAATACAGTGTATGAACTTGCAAGTACGTTTTGGCCTATACCCCCCTCAATCCTTCAGAACATACTGATAGCGGCTATCGTAGAGAGGGGGGGGATTGACACGTCAACCAGACCACAAACGACAGAGGTGACATGTGAATTACCAAACTATGACACAAGAGCAGCTGCTTGGGGCTGTGGCCAGGCTCGCACCTGAGGCCATCAGCTGCATTGAGCAGACCCTCCAGGGAACCAACAGTCCGAACAAGGCGCAGATGGATACGGCTTGGAGGGTGCTGGAGTGGAGCAAGGAGGCAGCTGCAGCCAGGGCAGAAGCAGCAGCGGACACCCCAGCGGTGGAGGAGCTGCGTAATGTGCTGCAGCTCGTCGACAAGTGGTGAGGCTGTAGGACAAGTGTGGGACACTGTGGGACAGTGGTACGGTGTCCGTGAGAGGACACCATGAGCGTATACATCCCACCGAGCATTCCCACCGAGCTGCACCCCAAGGTAAGCGGCCTGGTGGGTGACCCTGCTGCCTTCTGCCGTCTGCACCAAGTGCAGGACAAGGAGAGCAAACGCGCCATACCGTTTGAGCCCCTGCCTATGCAGGTTAAAATCTTCAATGCGGTCAAGCGCGGACATAAGCGCATCCTGGTCATCAAGGCCAGACAGGTGGCAGCAACCACGGCCTGCAAGATGGTTCTCCACCAGCAGTGGATGGCCACCCCAACCGCTGCACTGTTCGCGCTGGTGTCACTACGGGCAGAGTCAGCCACGGCACTGCTGGACGACAACAGGCGCTGGATGTACCACCCGCCATCCATCCTACAGCGCAGCCTGGACACCAGGGCCAGGGGTGAGCTGCGCCTGGCTGACACTGGGGCCACACTCAAAGCGTTCACCAGCCGAAGCGGCACAGGCCTGCGCAGCTTCTCCCCCAAGGCTGTGCTGCTGTCAGAGTTTGCCTTTGCACTTGACCAGGAGGAGCTGCTCGCTCAGGCCCTGTCTGCTGTGGGTGACGGCCTGCTGATGATTGAGTCCACCGCCAATAATCCAGGGGACCGGTTTAGTGAGCTGATAGCCGGCGCACCAGAGAACGGCTGGCACCTGCTCTCGCACTGGTGGTGGGAGGAGCCACGCTACACAGACCCGGTTGATGCTGACTTTGAGCGGACAGAGGAAGAGGTGGAGCTCGCCCAGGCCTACAGCTTGACAGACGGGCAGCTGTCATGGCGCAGGCGCTACATGGCAACACTAGGGCCGTACAAGTTCCGCCGCGAATACCCGGCCAACTTGGATGACTGCTTCCTTGGTAGAGAGGGCGGGTATTATGGTGAGGAAGTCCTGCAGGACATCCACGTCATAGAACATGAGCTGCATGGCAGCAGGCATGGGCGAGAGATTGAGGCACCGCACCCACATGACCGGTATGTCATGGGCGTCGACATAGGCGGCGGGGTGGGTGGCGATTACTCCGCGCTATGCGTCATCTCGGTCAGCACCATGCAGCCGGTCTATACCGAGCGCAATAACAAGGTCACCCCAGCAGCCTGGGCACACCGAGCCATCCAGGTAGGCACCAGGTACAACCAAGCGCTCATGCTGGCTGAGTCCAATAACCACGGGCATGCGTTTCTTCTGGAGGTCACCCACTGTGGCTATCGGCACCAGTGGCGCAACCCACAGGGCAGGCCATGGGTGACCACACTCCAGAGCAAGCTGGAGGCCTTCGATACCCTCAGGGAGTCCCTGCAGGTGGTCAAGGTGATGGACCGCGTGTCTTGGATGGAACTGCGCAGCCTGACCATCCCACCGGGTAAGGTGGCGCCGGAGGCACCGAGGGGCGCATATGATGACAGCGCCATAGCTATGGCGTTAGCATTTAGGTGCCTGAGAGATATTCCCTCATCATGGCGCACACATGCGATACAATCGGGCCGCACCAGGATCGATGACCTCATCCAATCCAGCCGGGCCAGGCGCATCCGGTCCTCCGGCCTGCCCTTCTGAGAGAGTCCCACATGCTGACCCCTGAGCAGTGCCAATCCATCTGTGAGCAGCATGACCTTTACTGGGACGGTCGCCGTGATGAGATGAGGGAGCTGCGCAACCTCTACATGACGCAGTTCTTCCAGCACAATCAGCCCGTACTTGACGGCATCCTGCGCACCGAGGTGCCCAAGGCATACGCCGTGGTTGAGTCCTACCTGGGCAGCTTGTACGCCAAGAACCCAGCGGTCGAAGTGCAGCCAGACATTAGGGGCAGAGGCAACGCTGAGGTGGCTGAGGCCTGCGCTAACCAGTACCTGCTTACTATTCGTGAGCAGCTGGAGGACGCTACCCGCCTGGCTCTCATCTATCCCTCAGGCTTCTGCAAGCTGGCACCAGTCATGGGGGCTGACCCCCTGAAGCGTGTGAGCTGCGCAGCGCTGCCTCCTTGGGAAGTCATCGTAGACGCCACATCCAGCAGCTGGGAGCAGCAGCGCTATGTCGGGCACGTCTACCTCATGCCACTGCTGGAGGCTGCTGAGCGCTACAGCAAGGGTGAGGATGAGCTGCGCGCGCGTGCCTACTCCAAGTGGATTGAGGCTACCACCATCGCAGGTAAGGACCAAATGATGGGTCTGGGTGACCCCACCCAAACCCCACCAGAAGAGCAATGGGTCAGGGTGGTGGAGCTGTA